TCAGAACCTTCACCCGTAAAGTCATGGATGATGCCGTGCACTTTCTCTCTGAGTTCTTGTGGTGTCATGATGCAAGCCTCGCTTTCTCAACCTTGTGAACCACCAAACGCAGTTCGTCGCTGGCCCTGATTGTTTCCGTTGATACCAGCCCGCCGTTGCCGCCGCGACCGTTCACGCCGTTCACATCATAGGATACCGCGTCTATCAGCTTTTTGGCGGCGGCAATAAATTCGCTGATGCCGTTCATCCTGAAATCTTCCCGTCCACATATACCGAGTGAGTGCAGCCTGTCAGGGAGACAGGGGTGATAAGCAGGCATATGATAATCAATATTTTAGTCATTTCTTTGCCCTCGCTCTGTCTGGGGTTAGGTTTTGTATCCTATGATTTCGCGCGCACGGTCAGTCCGCGAAGCATCGTGCCAACCTTCCGAATCTTCCAAATAGTCGCAGAATTGCCCGACACACCTGACTGCGGCATCCCGGAGCAAGTCGCGGCGGAATTCCCGCACCCTCATCATTTTGACAACCGTATCCATCGACATGACGTTGCCACCGACTGGCGCGCACATTTTCAAATCATCTACGGCTCTGTCAGAAACGCGCAGTTCATCATCGCAACCCACTGCCCACCGCAGGGGATGAAATTCATCGCGCCTGTCGAAAAGTTCAAATCGTAATTCAAATCTTGGCTGTTCACTCATTTCGCTTTCCTCGCTCTGTCTGGGGATGGTGTACGACAGATTGGGCACTCGTTTGGGCCAATAGTGCCGCCATGCGGGCAAAACCTGCCGCTAGACGTGGTGTTGTAGTCCTCCCAATGCCCAACAAGCCACTTGATTGTTGAATCGTAGGTGGCCCTGCATTTTTCGCATTTCACTAATCCGTCTTGCATTTCGCTTTCCTCGCGTTATCCGCAATCTGCCGGAAGGATTGATATTTGGGATCGTCCAGCCATTCCGAACTGCGCCGGGCAGGTTCTAGAACAAGGCCCTTGGAACAATCCTCCAGCTTGGCTGCAATGCGCTTGCGCTCTGCCGGCGTTGGTTCCGGGTTGCTGGTACGGGCCGAATATTTCGGGGCGCGGGTCATTGTGCCGTCGCCTTACGGACAAGGGCGCTGAACGCCTCCGGTGATACCGGCACGGCCTCGGTCGATTTCAGGGCCTTGGTTGCCGCCAATTGCTCCTGGCGCTCCTGAAGTTTCTGCAAGACAATGCGCTTGCGTCGGTTGTCGTCAGTCATATCCTTGCTATCACACCATTTCAGGATTCCGAGAATTTCTTTTTCAACATCAGCTATAAGGTCATGAAGAACACAAAGCCGCTCAATCTCGGTTTGCGAATAAATGGACATTGGAGATTGTTGCGCCTTGGGTGAACCCTGGCTCCACTCCACACTCAATTTTTTTTCGTCTCCCTTTTTATTAATACCTCCTACCTCCTTCCTCTGCGGAGAGATTCCGCCACCGGTACGGCACTGGTTCGGTACCGGTACGGCACTGGTTCCGAAGTTAGGTGGCGTAGGATGGATGTATGACGGCTTTCTTGGCCTTTGCCACTGACAGAAGTCCACAACTATGCCGTACTCTTTGCCCTCTATTTCATATCGTTGAATTTGCTCGTGGAGTACAAGTTCGTTCAGCAAGTCACTGATTTCACAATTGTCTCCTGGAAGACATTCGGCCTTTATGGATGTAGGCTTCCACCTGAACACACCATGATCGTCTGCGACGTTGCGGATCGCGAGACACAAAAGACGCGCCAATGGTGAACATTCAAGAAAATCCCCGTCTGTCCACTGGCCTGGATGAACAGATCTAATCCTCGCCATCTTGTGCCCTTCTTATTTTGCGCCAGCAAACGCCGCAGAAATATCTGAAGCATTTGTTTTGGTTGTAGCGGAACTTCCCCGTGGCGACTTGAACGGCGTCAATCATTTCGTCTATATCAAGTGCATCAACAAACCGCTCTATGCTAGAGAACCAATCGCTCCTAAAGTGTCCAGGCTCCTCACCCCAGGCGGCCAACAACGACTCAGCAATAATCCATGCGGATTGTTCAATTCGGTCGCGCTTATCCGCTAGAAGTTGGTTGAAGGCTATGATTTGTTCCTCGCGCTCCCGGAGAACCTGGGCCTTCTGCTCAAGGGTCTTGGGAATTGACGTAAGCGCGCGAGCGCCCTTACCAAAGTTGCAGGCGTCACAAGACGTTACGAGATTATCAATATCATTACCGCCACCATTGGCAACGGCTACCACATGATCGCAATGCAATATGACGTTAGGAGGATGGCTACCGCAATAAACGCAGGTGAACCCATCGCGTTTGAAAACCTCAAACCGGACTTTCTTTCCAAGCGGCTTGCGCTCTCCCATCTAGCCGCGTTCCTGCTCTATTAGGGCTGTTAACATGGCATCGAGGATGGCGAGGGGTGTTGTCTTGGCTGTCCGATTGTAGCGCGGCATCTTCGTAAGGTGTGATATCTGCGCTCCGGGCGTCCCGTCCATGCTGGCGACGGTGAACACCGCCACATCCCATCCCGGCAAAACCCGCTCCACCAGAGCAAGGGATTCGTCTATGGAGTCTGTTAGGCGAATAGCATAATATTTTCGGTGATTAAAATGGGTGAGAAGGAGTTCATCCAACCCCCTATCCGGCCCGGTAGCCGCGCGCACTCTTTCACGCAGGGCTTGCAATTTTTCTAGTCGTGCTTGGTTCATTTCCCGCACTCCCCCTGGAACATATCAATGGTTTTAGCACAACGTATTTCGCGTTTTTTGAAGATGGAAAATGCCGTACAAATAGGTTTACCGTCATCATTAAACGTCCACTCTTTGGGATAATCAGGGTCGCCAACAGGTAACGCCATTGTGAGGCATTGAATTTTGCAAAAGTCACCGTCATCAGATTGGTCATAGGCGCATTTATCGCACCATTTTGACATAAACCAAGCGCCCTCTGAGCCGTTGGCCGGGCGGTATCTTTTAACTTGCAATTTTTCTGGGGAGGGCTTAAAATCTGTCATGTCGCAATCTCCTAAATTCATGCGATTTCTATGGCCGAGGCGCTTCAACCCGTCTCGGCCATTTCTCATCCTACGCTAGTCTTTCACGTCTTGCAAGGCTGGTGGTTCTGGAAGGGGCATCCAGTGGGTGACTGTAAAATTATCGTGTAGCTTTTTCATGGATGATGTCCAAAACCATTCCCTTTCGCCTGTATCTTCGTCCAGCACATAAAAGCCGGTTTCTATCCAATCAGGTGTCGCAAATATTATTATAGACTCATCTTCGGGGGCCTCATCCAAATTGTCATTCCACTCCATCACTTTTCCTCCTTCTGCAAGGCTGGTTCGTTATAACGCGGAAGCCCGTGGCGGTCGGCATGGGCATGGGCACCGTGCATAACCGTCGTATGGTCACGATTGCACAGTTGTCCAATCATCGGCAGGCTGGCTTCTGTCTCCGTCGCGGCGCGGTAGAAGAACTCATGGCGGATTCTGACGATAAAATTATTGCGTTGGGCACCAATAAGTTGTTCCTTGGTGATGCCGTACTTATGGGTGACTTCACGCATGACAAAGCGCATGGTAATGCGAGTGTTTTCCCGCTCAAGTTCAATCGCTTCCCGTCTGGTTTTTTCTTCCCGTTCCTTCGCCGCCTTGATTTCCGCCTTGCGCTTTTCTTCGTATCGGCGTTGAAGTTCCTCTGTCATTTTTTCGCGCAGGAAATCGCGGCTATAGCCCGCTGTAGGGTTCATTTGCTCACCAGGGGCTAGGAAGTTAACCCCGGCATCTTCAAGCGCCTGACATGCGGCCTCGTCCCATTTACGGTACATCTTGCGCAAGTCTTTCTGGCTTTGCGCTTGGAATCGGTTCAGAATCATGGCCACTCCTCCAGAAACTCCTTGATACCGCCATATCCGGCGATAAGATTATAAACGCGGTCTTCGGTCGTCTTGAGAACCTTGGCAATCTGCCATGTGTCCATGCCGAACCGAAGTCTGTCGGCGACATGCTGCGAGAGGTCGTTTCTGAGGCGTCTGTATCTGTCTTTCATGCTTTCCTCCTTTTGTCGGAGGACATACGCGAAACCTTTTTGCCCTCCTGTTCGTTTATCCATGTGAGGCAGTAGCCGCAGCTACCGCGCCCGTTTCGTGATTTGATTTCAAAGCCGTGAGCGGTTAATATATTACTCTTGCGCAACCTGTGAATTGTAACCGAAAGGCAGTTGTTCGCGGAGATTGGCCCACCGTCTGCACGACAGGAGTAAACCTTGTTGGTAAGGGCCTCCGTGGGTATCCAGCGCCCGAAACTGCGGGCAAGGCACTCCATGACAGCCCTTTCAGTAGCATTGAAGTCGATAGACGCCACGACACTAGCCGGGTCCGGCCTTCCTTCAACGTCCTGGTGGCAGCAGGGGCAGATGGTCATGCCTTTTCCGCATGTTCTGTCGCAAACACGAAAACTCTGCACCCTTCCGGTGCATCTTCAGGCTTGCCCCACTCGATTGAAACACGGTCTGCAAGGCAGTCGTTTTCGATAAGCTGCATGGCCTCTAGAAAATCCATGACCGCTTTGCTGAAATTATCGCAATCTGCCGTTTTGCGCCGCTTGGCTGATGAAAGGATGATGTCGGCTCGGAAATGCCCCTTAATCGGCACACAGGCACGTTTCTGGGCGAGAAACATGTTTTCCGCTACCCTGCGCCATGCTTGGTACTCATTGCTCTTGTGGACGCGTGAGCGACTAGACCGCCATATGCGATTGGTACTAGTGGGCATCGGCAAATCTAGCATAAAGGTCATTCACCCCTCCCCGTCGCTAGGGTTTCGGGGTTGGTGTTCGCCACACCAGTAACGACTGCCGACAACCGGGCCGTAGTCTATGGGTTCATCGGCATCAAGCACAGGAGGGAATCGCCTACATCTGCCTAGAAAATTTCCCTCATGCATCGTTTGGCAACTCCACCAAAACCGGCACGTCTTGCACGTCTCAGCCATCATGTTTCTCCGCTATCTCTGGAATTGAAGTTGCCGGGGCGGCGAGTCGTGGAAAACACCGCCCCGGCGGTATTTGCAGGCCGAGGGAACAGTTCGGAGCTTCCTGCAAATCTGAAAGACGGCCCGGCGCTGGACAGGGAGGAGCAAAGCGCCGGGCGTACTGGCCGGAGGAAAGGAAGGGAAAAACTCCAGCCAATTAGATTCATTTGTCCAAAATCTCCGCGTAAAGGTTGTTGTTGGAGATGGTTGTGATAAGATGGGCACACAGTTCAGTTGCCGTGAGGCCGCGTCTCTCTGCTTCGGCGCGAACGGCGCTCCACATGCCGTCTGGAAGCATTTTTCCAAACATAGGAGGGCCAGACGGGCCGCGCCTTATCTGGTGGCCATCGCGGCGGCGCTGTGAGATTGTGGATTTGACAACCTCAACCGTACATCCGCAGGCTTCCGCAATCTCGCGGTTGCTCTTGCCTTCCTGGGCCAAGGCTACAATGCGCTGCCATTGAAATGAGGATGTCATGCCGTATCACCCAATTTTATATTGGCGTCCGGCTTTGGGTATGTTTGGCATTCGAGACCAAGGCGTCTGGCTTTAGCTTTGCCAGCGCGGTTTAAGGGCTTCCAATAAAGGAATTTTCCTTCGTCGTAATGTGGTTCAGCGTCTACACCTAATGCGGCAAGACGGGATGGGGATCGTGTTCCCCACCGCGAATTTGCAGACCGACCCGGAACAAACCGCCCATCAACCACAACACCGTCCATTTGACGTTCACGTTGGCCGGCGAAGTTCCAGCTAGCGGCTTGATAGATGCCGCCATGATGATGTTGCGTCCAGTCCGCGAATGACACCAACAAGCACCAATCCGACCGCCGAAGCCACGAATAAGTCTTTGAAATCAAAGCAGTTAATGGTAAGTTGCATGAAGGAGATCGGACAAGCCTCGAAAGTTCCAGAACGTCTTCGGACCAGCGCGTCGGTGGTATGGAAAATATGATGGCAGCTATCGGTTCTCCGCTATCACCAAACAACCCGCCTTCTTTTCGGAATGCGTAGCAATGCTGTATGTTGGAAGGCATACGTCTGGAATAGTGGTAATCCCGGATCAGCGGCCAGCATTCGTCAGGCGAGGCGCCGGTTATGTGGATATTTTCAGACATCACAACACCCCCAGAAGGGCAATAGCACAGAAGCAAATGATAATGGCCCAGTTGTATGTGCGGTTCATGCGGATGCCCTCTCTTTGATGACGCGCTCATGATTGGGATGGTCGACGCGACGGGTATTGTTGGGCTGCACAGTGCAGTTGTGGGTAACCGTAGCTATGTAGACATTGCCAATCTCATAATCCCCAGTATCCCCACGGCGGCACATAACATAATTGCCAACTTCACGGCCTCGGCTGTTCCACTTGCCGGATTCTTGCCATATCGTCCACCATTCCCATAATTTGAGATTCCAACCAATACCACGGTGGGCAGCATTGACCTTCTGCCTCGAAAAAGCACCCGTTGGGGTTTGATCATATCCGCGTCCAGCAGCGCGCATTTTGTATCCAAGATTAACGAGACTCTTATATTGCGAATAAGTGCACCCACGCTCACGCATGCATCGCGCTTCACGCTTATTGCGGATTTGTTTCCTGCGAGCCTTAGCCTTGACGGCAGCCCCGCCATCAGAGCCGGTTAAGCCGGCTGTTTTTTTGAGTACCTGACGAACCCTCTCCCGTGTAACTCCATATACATCGCCAATCTGCTGCAACGTCATGCCGGAGCGAAACATGGATGCCATGCCTTCGGCTCGATCTTCCCTCCTCTTGACAACAGCTTTGTCTCGGTGAGTGTAACTGCGCTTAAAATCAATGCCGAGTATCCGAGCGTATGTGCGCACAACGTTATAGCCGACGCCAATATATTCCGCAGCTTCATAACTAGTAAGCCCAGCCGCAGCGCATTCTCGGATCTGCATCTCTCGTTCGAGTTGTTTCTTTGTGTTCATTTCGGCGCACCCACAGAAACGGAATTCCTAGTTGACTGATGCGCTCGCATATAAGCCCTTATCTGCATCTCCGTCTCAGGCCAGACGCGAGCAGGCTTGCCGCCAGGAGTCCTGCCTTCGCGAAGCCGTTCAACAAGCCGGCCATTTTTTACGGATTCGAAGCCGAAACGATATGGCGACATACCGGTTTCGGCCAAGAAATTCTCAATATCAGAAAGAAGTGATGTGTTCATAATGGCCTTTATGAAACGCTTTAGCGTGCCTGTCAACCCGTCACAACGCATATAATGGAACATTTTTTTGAAAAATAAAACGCTCTGGCGTGATTTAATGCTTGAATTGCACGCCAAAGCGTGTCATATTGAGCACATCAACGGAGGGAATGACATGACAAAAACAGAACAGACGCATACAAGTGGGCCTTGGGACGTAAGCAAACTTGGCTACGTTCACAAGAACGGCGTCATGTACCCGCTAGCGCCAGATGAAACAAGGATGCCCGGCGAAAGTTGGCTAGAGATGCGTGAACGCATCAAGCCGGAACTGCTAGCCAACGCCGCAGAGCGCCGCGCCAACGCCCGCCTGATAGCCGCCGCTCCAGACCTTATGAAAGCGCTGAAGGGTTCACAGATATTGCTTTGCGTTGCGCTGATTGAGGCGCAAAAAGCAAATGACAATGAATTTTGCGTTCGACTTAAAGAACGATTGAAAATGCAAGCTGAACTCATCGCCAAGGCAGGTGCATCATGAACCGGCACGACAGATATCCATCATCGGAATTCAAAACACTTCCCTTGGAAAGTCCTTCGGAATGTTCCGCATGTAACAAACCAGCGACAGCGCAAGTTGTTGTTCGATGGGGGCCGATGCGCGGCTCAGATATTGACGCACACCCAGTCTGTAATCGTCACGCAAAAATGTACGACAAGAGTTTTCGGCAGTGCATCGCGCACATGTTCACCAAGGAAAAATTCTTCGCAAAAAAAGACGAGGCAGGTGCATCATGACAATCTTTGAAGAGCTTGTCGCATCCGGCCAGCGCCCGCGCAAAGCCTATCGTGCGGCTTTTGTCGCATGGCGGGATGAAGAAGTGCCCTGCTGGGATGCAATCCGCCATGGCCTGGATAGGCCCTATGGAAGCAATGCTCTGGCGGCGCTGAACGATGCTGCGTACTTCCGCAGCAGGCTTCCCAATGCTGTCTCGCCAGAGTCCCGCGTATGGATGCGCGTCCACTGGAAAAGCGCAATAGACATGGCCCGCAGGATGGGCTCTCCACTCAGGGAAATAGCACGGAAGGAAGCGTTATGACGAAAACAACAGACCTGACAGACGAGCGGCTTGATGATTGGGAAAGACTGGCCAAAGACGGAGCAAGCACGATAAGGCCGTCATGCGTTCTTGCCCTCATAGCCGCCGCCCGCCAGCGCAATGAACTGCGGGAGGCGTTGGGCAATCTTGTTCATGCGTGTACTGCTCAGGATATCGACCCAGACAAAATTCTGAACATGACCCGATATGACTGCGCATTAGTGGACGCCCGCGCCGCCCTCGCCAAGGCGGAAATATCATGAGCGCGCTTATCCCCTACCTATGGGAAATCGTCATTGTGTGGGCGGCCGTTATCGTCGCCGCTTGGATTATCATCAAGATAGTGGATTGGATTGACAATGACTGAGAGAAAACTGACAGACGAGCGTCTGGCGGAATTAGAACGTGTGGCCGATAGTCGTATTGAAGCACACGAACACACCCAATCCGTTTTTTCAGACGACGTTAAGATACTCGTCGCCATGGCCCGACAAGGCCGCCACGCCGATGCGCTGGCAGAGGCTTTGGAAACTGCGAAGGGGTGGATCAGTACATTCGAATTGCACGGCGTTCGCTTTGCTCTTTCACAGAAAGAGTATTTGCCGGATGGGGAAAAGCTTGACGCCGCTCTCTCTGCATACCGCAAGGGAGAAGAAGCATGACACGCACACTGACAGACGAGCGGCTGGCCGAGTTGGATGGGGCTGCTGCTGCGGCGGTAACAGAAGCCAACCCGCAAGGGCGCTTCCCGCTCGTAACAACCAGCGAAGAGCTTCGTTCCCTCATCGCAGGATACCGCCGTGCCCGCCATGCGGATGCGCTGGCAGAGGCTTTGGAACTGATCGAATTCCTGCTGGAGAAAAACCCAAACATTGAAGATGTCGATATCGGGCGCACCGTTCGCAATATCTATTGGCCAGAAATGCAGGCCCGCCTCACCGCCTACCGCAAGGGAGAAGAAGCGGGGGCATCCGACGAGCCTTTCGTCATAGACGACGCTGGCAATAAAGGGTGGACGATACCATGAGCATCTACACGGAAGAAGAAGCCAAGACGAAAGTTTGTTGGAAAGGCATCGGGCACAGCCAGAGCCACAACTTTCAGCATCCATACTGTATAGGTTCTGCCTGTATGGCTTGGCGGTGGGCAAACAATGAAAATGAAGAACGGTGGAGCGACTATGGTGCAGACATTCAAGAGGGTTTGGAGGGCGCCAAAAAGCCAGAGTCCCTTGGTCTTTGCGGCCTAGCAGGAAAGGCAACGCCATGACCCGCATCTTCATAGAAGCCCTGGCCGTTATCGCGTTGTTCCTGTCCAGCCTGCCTTGGCTGATGGTTTTGGGAGGTTGAGATATGGGCATGTCTGATTTCTGGATTGAAGCATTTGAACGCGCCTTTGACGATTTCACCGGGCACCAGGATGTCACCATCCTACGCTCTGACCTCAAGGCGCTTGGTCTGGATGACCATGAGATAGAAGACCATGTGGATGCCGCATGTGATGAACAGGAGCAAGACAATGAGTGAAAGCGTCTTGGCCCAGAACCTCCGCTCGCTAATCGCCACGTTGCGGGAGCACGGCAATGATGAACAGGCCGACAAGTGGCAGAAGCGCCTTGATGTTGAACTAGCGTGGCAGGAACACCTTGCCACCGGAGACCCTTGGAAAGGATTGAGTTACAATGCCAAGTAAGCACAAATGTCCAAATCGTTTTGCCGGCCAAGGCGCGCGCGGTGGTTGCTATTTTGAAATATCGGAATCCGAAAAAGACGAATTCGCCGAATTGGATGTTGGCTGGTCATGTGTCGTGGTCCACAGGAGAGCTATCCCGGTTACATGGCTCGCTGAAATAGTTGCAATTGCCACCGCACATGATGGCGGTATTGCGGGGTTTTTGAGAGAGCATGACTACGGTTCGCCCAGTTACGCTTTAATGTGCGACCCGGAGCAAACTGATGAATGAGCCGACCGTCTGCAAGCAGTGTGACCGGGTTGAGGAGTCGTCCCGCAAGCGCCGCCCTACGCAATGGCTATGCACGGCATTTCCGCGCAAGTTCGCAGAGGGCTTTGTAGATCCAGATTGGTGGATTGAGAACGAACCGTATCAGCGTTGCATGGATATAAACCGGGGCTGTTGCCCGATGTTCGAGAAAGTGAGGGACAAGAAATGAGTTTTGATGAAAAGCAAATCAAGGCACTCAAGGCCAAACTGGACCCTGCCCACATCGTCAAGCCGAAAGGGCAATTCGGCCCGAAAGGTGACTATATCGAGGGGTGGTTTGCGATATACGAAGCCAACCAGATTTTCGGCTTCGACGGCTGGTCGTATGAGATTGTTTCCCTGACCGGCTGCCACGAGCCATACGAGAACGCCAATGGCAATTGGACGGCTGGCTATGTTGCCCTTATCCGCGTGACGGTGGCCGACGTTACCCGCGAAGATGTTGGTTACGGTTCTGGCGCATCAAAGCAGATAGGCGACGCCCACGAAAGTGCCGTCAAGGAAGCCGTCACGGACGCATTGAAGCGGGCACTGCGCACGTTCGGAAATCGCTTCGGCCTAGCCCTCTATGACAAGTCCCGCGCCAATGTCGGCGCACCGGAACCAGACCCGGAAGTCAAGGCCCTGTATGCTCAAGGCTGCATGGCTGTCATCAAGCAAGCAAAGACCGTTGAAGACCTGAACGTTTGGTGGAAGGATCAAGCACCGGAACGCAGAAAGCACGGGTTGACTTCTGATGACGTGAACGAACTGGCAGAAGCCTGCGCAACGCAGAAGGCCAAAATCAAAGCCGAGATGAACGTATTGGAGGCGGGATAAGGTGATGGCGGGACAGACAATCATCCTACGCGGCCCATCACAGCGGGACTTGGCCAAGCGCCTGATAGACGCCGCACCACAAGACGCCGTGGTTAACGTCAGGGAGGCAAGCCGCAATGCGGACCAGAACGCGAAGATGTGGGCGATGCTGTCGGATGTGTCACGCGCAAAGCCGGAAGGACGACACTGGACCCCTGAGGCGTGGAAGGCGGCTTTCATGCACTCTCTAGGCCATCAGGTGCAGTTTGCAGAGGGTTTGGACGGCTCCGGCCCCTTCCCTATCGGTTTCCGTTCTTCACGCCTGAGCGTCAAGCAAATGGCCGACCTGATAACGGTTATCTATGAGTATGGCGACCGTCATGGCGTGGAGTGGTCTGAACCAGTGAGAGAGGAAATGACATGACCCGTTCCGTCTCCGAGTGGATAGGCAAGACTCCTGATACGCCCATACCGGCCCGCGTCAAGCTGCGTGTCTATGACAAGGCCAAGGGACGCTGCCAGAACTGTACCCGGAAGATACCAGCCGGAGACCCATGGGACTGCGACCATATCAAGGCTCTGATAAACGGGGGCAAGAACCGCGAGGGCAATCTTCAATGCCTCTGCTCATGGTGCCATTTGGCGAAAACCCGCGTCGATGTAGCGGAGAAATCCGACACGGCCCGGAAGCGCAAGACGCACCTGGGCATCAAGAAACCGAAACAGAAAATGGCCTACCGCCGCTTTGACGGCACACCGGTATGGCCGGAAAGGAACTGATTATGAGCAGCAACTATCAGCCATGTGGTGATTGCAGCGGCACCGGATTCAGTGACAAGGTGCGCCGCCAAGTCTGGAGCATGGACGGGCCGCATTGCCCATCTTGCAAAGGACGTGGCTGGGTTCTTTCCACCCCTCAAGGTGAGGAGGGGCAGTCATGAGCCAGCGTAGCATTGTGGAATTCAACCACGACTTTGCCCACGAAATTGACGACCGTTCGGAAGAATTTATTGAGATGCTAACACGCGCGCTTAATTCTGGATCGAAAGAATCTTGGGAAAACCTCTATTATTCTTTCCATGTCACCAGATACGTCCAGTGCCATCACAGCGCCGTTCGTCATGTGGTTGTCGATGACCACAAACATGAAGGAGAAGTTCCATGACCACCACCGCCCTAGCCATCGTATGCGGCTCAATCATCCTGGCTGTCGGCTTTGCGCTTATGTCCTGTTTCCTGTTCTGGGAGCGGCGGGCGGCTGATATCTATGATGATGAAGATAGAGAATTCGACTGGTATGATGATTCAGAAGCGCTTGGGCTTCTGGCAGAACAGCAGAGGAAGGAACGTGAGGATGGATGATTTTGCAAAAATGATTGCGAAAAAGGTTCGCGGCAATGACGACGATTACGTACACCCCGTTGACCTTTCGACAACAATCCTAACTCTCCGCGCCATCAAGGATGCAGGCTATGCGGTGGTGCCGGTGGAGCCTACGGAAGATATAATCACCGCAATGGTGGATGCTGTTTGGCACAGCGGTGATAGCAACGTAATTTACGTAAACCCTTTTGCAACGCCAGAGGACCATGCCAAGGCAAGCTACCATGCCGGCGTTTTCGCCGCGCCAAGGTCAGAAGATGATTGATTGGGCCAGGCTCCGGCTCCATGGCCAGCGTATTCTTTGGTCCCGATTTTGGATGGCGATGCGCAAAGGGCATGGGGATGGATACACATTGCGAACGGCTTGGAAAATGGCTCGTATTTGCCAATGGGTAGCCGCAGGAAAATTCTACGGCATGAAATATCCAGTATCAATTACAAGCCGTTGCGCCGCCCCGGATATTACAGGAGATGAGGGATGAAGAAATTCAATTGGAAGAACGCCCTGATAGGCGGTGCTTTCTGTATCGCTTTTATGATTGCGGTGGCCACACTCGGCTTTATCTGGACCCTGTGGAGTGACTTCCTGATATCGGCAGGCTTTGGTGCAAACTTGGGAGGGGTTCTGTTCATATCCCCATTTCTCATTATCTGCCTCGTGGCGGTGATGTATATTTCGGGGAAGGATGCGCGATGACTACCGCCCGCCGCCGCCCTGACGATTGAACCGGCCCTGCTCATTGCGCCTGATGCGCGTTTCGTGGTCATCTAGTATCTTGTCCATGCGCCGGAACGCGGCTTCCATGTGGCCGGTGACCTTGTTGAAGGCTTTTTCAGCATCCGCTGTCGTGAAACGGTCCTTGGTTCTGGAGACCATTTCAACATCAATGCCGGTTAATCTTCTTTCGACCCCATTAATCCGCTCTGCGAGTTGGACGCTTTTCAAATCTCCAAGCGCTTGGTCAACAACAACCGTGTCCATTTTTGTGTTCAGTTGCTTCAATTGATAGGCCGCAGTCCCGGAAACCCCGAAGATGCAGGCCAGTATCAGTTTGGGCACAATGTCTGCTGTGAGTCCTTGGACCCAATTAGTATTTTCATCGCTCATTTTTTCGGTCCCATTGCTTTTTCCGGGTCCATGTCATAGCGGCGATATTCGCCTTCGAAAAACTGCCCCTCTTGCATGATGCCTTGGCCGGCACGTTCTTTCGCCGTTTCCATATTTTCTTCTTCCTCGCCGGATAATTCATCAATGAAGTAAAGCCGTGGTGCCGTGGCCCCGCTCGGAATTGCGACATAGAAAGCAGGCCCCGTGCCCCAATGGGCCATGTAGATGTGCCTCTTGTGCAGGTCGCTGATATCGGCTGTTGGGTAACCGAGAAGCTGACCTACGAGGATATAGCTGTAGATGGAGAAGAACAGGACGGCTGGGATGGAGAAGTAAAGCCAGCGGGGATAGATCGCGCTGAACAGAAGGAACGCCATGACGACGATAAAGGCGTGGGGGAACCAAGCGAGCATCATGGCTTCACCGCTATCGGCTGGAAGACATGGTCGACGCCGCGCACGTCGCCGTTAATATCAAGCTGGATGCGGGCGGCAGTTATTTCCTGGCCATGGGCAGTCAGGGTAAATGACCGCTCGGCAATAACCTTCATTACCGGATTGAGCCGATAGATGATGACTTTGCACGGGACTGCTTTCTCCCGCTTCGCCCACAGCATAGCGCTGAAAACATAGCGGCCTTCGATCCAGCCGCGTAGCGTGATGATTTCCTGGTTGACGTTGGCAACGAACGTCTTTCCGCCGCGCGTCACGGTATCGGATGAACTGCCCAAATCGTCACGCTCAAGAGCGAGGTAGCCCTTGTTCTTCTGGCGGAAATCCACCTTTGCGTTTTTTGGGTCGAGAACGTGGAAATCCACATCGCTGCTGCTGCTGGACGGCCATTCCAGCGTGGCGATGTATTCCGCCTTGTTTTCCACCGCTTGCTGTCGGACAGGTGTCTTTATCATCGTGGTGACAAGCAGGACAATCAGGACGATGAACAGGAAGTCCACAAACGTTACGCTGCGGCGCATCACTGCTCGCCCAATATGGTAAGCTGAACGCCCATGAAGACGCCATAGACAGCGCCTACAAGCGTGGTGAAGATGGCTGTGCCGATGCCGTTGAAGATGGCCTGCTCATCAAGCGCTGCGGTATCGCCGGACAGGCCGAACAGCAAAACGAGGGCAATTACCGTCCCGATGAGACCTAGCGGCTGCGCATTTTCGGCATACCAGTAGGCCCATAATCTTGCTTCAATGTGCTGGGCGGTGTCCCCGAAATGCAATGCCCAGCCGAGCCATGCCGTGATAAGGCAATAGAGCACGACAATGCCGAGCGAAATATAGGTCACGTCCCGTTCAAGGACGCGCGCTGCGAAACCGTTGTGGATGGATACCAGGATGGGAGTGAACGACAGACACGCCGCAAGCCACCACGTCAGGCGGGACTTCATGTCGGATCTCCAAGGATACCGTAATCAGGCTTGACATCCTCCCAATCCTCGCCGGTCGAGCCTACACAGGTCATCCCGCTCGGCGCGACAAATATAATCGTAAACGTTCCCTTTTTAGAAACGTATGTCTCCATAACGGAGACCGCTGTGGTTCCGTCTCTCTTGTGAGTTTGCGCAAATGCGCGGGATATAACGACTTCGCCAAACCTTTTATGCAGCGCATCCACCATTTTAGTGTAAGGCGCACAGCGCGGAATCTTCCCCTGTTGCGCAGATGCCGCAGGGGCAAGGAAAAACACGGCCATGGTAGCCGCTAGGAAAGATTTGATTGATGTTGCCATAGTTTTGTACCGCTTGTGACGCAGTGTGCGGCACCTTCGGCCCTTTCACGGAAGGGTTTGGAGAAGCCGTCCGGCTCGTGGTGATACGACCGGGCGGCGCTTGATTGCGCCGGAACGCTGTGGTAAGTTCGGGTTACTCAGGATCGGAAGCCGCCTCCTAGATACACCCGTAGCAATACGGGGTACGCCAGCGGGACAGCTCATTTAGGTGGGCTGTCCCGTTTACTTCACCCAACCACAATCACGCTTTCCACGTTCATTGTGGGCGAGGATTTGCCTAGCCTGACTATCACTCAGCCCCGCTATCTGTTCTACCGTTAGCCTGATAGGCTTGTTCTGGAAGCAGAAGGTATCGACAGGCTTTGGAGCCGACGCACAGGAAGCGAGAAGGAGGCAGAGAACAAGGGCTAGTCTCGTGACCATTTGCCAAGCTCTTTCCGCACCTTATCGTCAGGCATGGCGTCTACCTTGTTGGCGAGCTTGTCCACCTTCTTGCGGCGCTTGTCGGCGGCTTCGTGTTCAGCCAACTTTTCCTTCAACTTGCCTTCCCGTTCAGCCTGCCGGCGGATTCTCCCGATCAGGAGATACCCGCCAACAAAGACCGATAGGAACAGCCCAATAACGGACCAGACGGTAAAGTTCATGCAATGGCCTTCTTGGTGAACCATGTGCGGAAAATCCAAGTTGCAACACCTTGGATGCCACCAATGGCAGCGAGAAGTTGGACGCGCACATCTTCGGGTACGTCAATGCCGAATACGGTTCCAATCATCGCAATCATGGCGACAATCTGCGTCCAGTTAATCTTGGAAAACCAAGCACTTTTGGTTTCGTTCATAATAGTCTCCAGTTCAGGTTAGTAACATGAAAATCGCCACAAAAGCGACGATTGCCAGGAAAATGCCAACGCCGATATACCCGCTTACCTTGCTGGCACTGTCTGTTTGGCCCACACGGGCCGCAGGAGCGGGTTTAGGGATATCCGGGGGTGGAGGGGGCTGCGGAGCCGGAACGGGCTCTGTGGGCGATACAGGGCGTTTCTGGAGCGCTCGAACCAGTAGCGGCATTGCATCGACGCGCTTGCCCTTTGACCATTGTACGGCACCTGTCGGGGAAGCAGGATAGACAGACACCTTGCCGGAGTGGGAATAACCCTTGCCGGCCAACAAATCGCGTTCGAGGGAACGGCGTTCGATAATCTCAGGAGGCTTGCGCCAGTTCATGATGTTCTTGACAGCCGCAGCCTTATCGCCCTTGTTGAACTGCTTCACCCATGTTGCCTTGTGGATGGCCCCGGTGTTGAAATCGAAAGAAACAGCCGCGTCAAATTCCATCTGCGTGGCGTCCTTGGAAAGATGCTTATCCACGCGGGCTTCGAACTTTTTCACGTCCTCGATGAAGATTTGCAGGCACTCTTCAACGGTAAGTTCGCGCTTGACCAAGTCTGGATCTACACCACCCGCCGCCGCAGTATGGCCAGCAGCAATCGTCCACACCCCCACGCTGTCCTTGTATCGCTTCGTGACAATCGCTTCGTGCGATAGCACTTCCATGTAGCCGTCTAGTGAGAGTGTCCTCATGGCAAAACTCCTAAAGAATTATCATCACGCTGATATTGGCAAAATCTTGAGGGTCGTTACTGGCCTTGGTTTCGCCCGTCTTAATGGTTAACGTCGTTGTGGTCTTGTCTGAAGGTGCGGCGGTTGGACCAGTTGATTTCAGAACGCCGGTAGCATTCGTATCATTGATGCCGTTACCTTGGACCGAGATGAAAACACCATAATCGGCGCTTGCTAGCGTAGACGAGAAATTGATCGTGTAATCGCCTTCACTGTTGCGAGTGATAGACGTGACACCGCCGCCATTTGTCGGGGCATTGGTGCCGGTTGCATTGCCGTCGAAGAACGCCCATGCGACGATGGCTCCGACAGGATTAGCCGACAATGTCCCGCTGGACAGGGAAAGCCCCGTGCCTATGGTGACTTCTCCAGGATCGCCGGAGCCATCAAAACCCTGCAAGCGGTTGGCAGTGCCACCGGCCTGCTTGGCGAGCGAAACGGCGTTGTCGTCAATCTGCGCAGTATCAACCGTATCCAGAGCCGCGAGCGCACCGGAATCGGTAATTGCAGACAGTGCATGTGTATGGGTGTTTGGCAGGGTTGGGTTAAGCAGCAACCACGCCCCGGCGGCGCTGTTCGCGCTGGCATCGTATTGAACCATGTAGTGAGCGTTCTGGAGGATGTCCCCGGAAGCGACCGCCGCATCGTTCAGTTTCCGAATTGCCTTCGCGCCAACACTATCGACATTGAGCGTTGCCGCCCCGGTGTTGGAGTGGTTCGCGACAAAGGAAACCATCTGCCCGTCTGCATAGGACGATATGGTAGCATTTGTCGTGAGCGTATAGGTGTTGGATGAACCAGCAGTGGATTGCTTGCCGCCTATATCATCGCGGAACTCGGCTATCTCGCCGGCTGTGCCCTGGAAGGCGTTGTTGACGTCCGATGGCACCATGGCATCCGTAACGGTGCGCCCGCCAACGGTTGTGTTGCTGCCTGCCGTCTGGCTGTAGCTGTAGACACTCATTGAATCTCTCTTGAATTATTGGGCAGAAATTGCGATTTATGCGGGTATGCAAAGCAATAACACAAAACACGCCATAGATTTGCTGCCTCATGAATGGCGGAGCAAGGCAAGTCATCGCGCCATATTCAATCCGGGGGGATTGCGCGCATTAGTGCATATTGCAGTTATTGCAGCCGCGTTATTGGCGGTAAATTTCTTTATTGGGAAAGAAACGAAACCGTCCGGCTATGTCAGGCAAGACGGAACCATTGTAATCCAAGTTGACGATTAGCGCCTGATCATATCATTTTCTATGGACATTGCACCACCTAGAGGCAGCGCACGGCGTATTGCAGGACCGGCACCTATTCGAGGCGCTGACGATATGCCCGGCGAAACGTTGCGAGCCTGTCCTAACAGTTTCATGGCGGCGTCTGGGCTTTCCTGCGTAAGGATGCGCGCGACTTCTTCGGCTACGTCCGGGTCCATGCCACGGCTGCCCTTTAGAAATTTTGAGATTGCGCGAACGGTGCTGGTCGCGGGGCTTCCGCTGCCTATATCCGCTGCCGCACTCAATGCTTCACCCGCAGCGCTGGATGCACCTTTTTCAGCGTCTACAAATGACGTTCTGGAACCCGTTCTGACAAATTGATATGTCCCTCGGTTCTTAGCCTCGCGGGTCATCATTGTCATAAACTCACGAGCACTTTTCTGATTGGGAAATACGGCGTTTAATGC